GAAGAAGAAGAGGAATCGGATGATGACGATGACGATGAGGAAGATGATGATGATGATTCCGAAGAGGAAGAAGAAGAGGAAGAACTGACCGGTGAAGAACTTGCCGAAATGGACTTCGAAGAACTTGAGGATGTCTGCGACGACAAAGACCTTGAAACTGACCCAGACGATTATGATGAAGACGACATCGAAAAACTCCGTAAAGCAATCGCTAAAGAACTCGGTCTAAAATTGCCGGCAAAGAAAGAAGCCAAAGGTAAAGGTAAGAAAGGGAAAAAGTAATCTGGTAACCGTATTCAAGATTTAAAAGAAGGTAGGGAAATTTCCCTACCTTTACTATCAACTATTAATAAACGTAGAAGTTTACTTATAATAACCATTAACTTATAAAACATTAAAAATTATGGCAACAAAGAAATCAGACTCCAAGAAGAAAGGGGATAAGGAAAAAGACCCCGAAAAAGAAGCTAAACGTAAAGCTCGTCAAGAGGCACTCAAGAATCGGCCGGCTGAACAACGCCCTAACAGCAAGCAAATCGACGTTATTGCCATTAACGACAAATCCAAGGTAATGAACTTTGGTTATGCCGTTAAGAGCAAGGAAGGCTATCAGGGTGTAGTGGTTACTTCTGTATTGGTTACGGATGGCAAACCGGTATCAACTTCAGTTTCATTCGTTCCGGGAACTCTTACCGTTAAGTCTAAGAAAGGACATGGCGTTATTTGTTCTCCGAAAAACAAAAAGGCTAAGGAAGAAGAAGAAGAGGAAGAATCAGAAGATTAATCTCTAATTTACTAACTACTATCCCATATGTCTGCTATATAAATTTAGAGTTATATAAATTAGAGATTAAGTTCATATGAATAACATCTACACTTAGGACGTTGTTCAGCCAAAAGCTCATTGCCTGTGAAGGTAGTGGGCTTTAATTTTTTATACCCATGGAAGAAGAGAAATTAGCAATTCGAAAGAATATTCGAATACTTGCATTGGATAATCTAATAAATACTTATACTGATGTACTAGAAGATAAAGAATTAAACCTGGGACCAGATGAAAGGGAACTTGCCCTCAATATAATAAATGAGGCAAGAGAAATGCTATCAGAAGAAACTCAGGAAGTATCTAACCAAGTAATGCAAAGACCCAAATGGAAAAAGACTTAAGATTATTAGTGGGAAACATTAATCAAACTCTCAGAGAATTAGATTATGTTTCGTACCTTAAAAAGGTAGCTCTTAGTAAGGGTAAAAAAGGCGAATACCAATCCCATAGGTTGAAGAGTAATTATCTGAAAAGAAAACTCATATCTCTTAAAGGAGCCCTGAATAAAAAACTTCATGGGACTTATATCGTTGCCCAATTTAATTTTATAAGGGGGGAACAGAAAGAAACTTTTGAACAAACTTTTACGGACTTATCTCAGAAAGAGGTAGAAGATATACTTCAACTCGAGGCAGTTTTAAAACAATGCAGTTTAGAAATCCTAGAAATTAAAGAAATCCCAACCCAAATTAGGAAGGTATAACTATGGTATTATGTAAATAGGAAATTCAATTATTCACCTAATATAAATGAAAATGGCTAAGAAAGACGAAAAGAAGAGTAAATCGGAATCCAAGACTCCGGAACTCACAAAGGCTAAGAAAGCTTTGGATGCTTACCTTAAAGAGAACAAGTTGGACCCTACTAAGGATTGGACCAAAGACAAGAAACATGGTAAAAAGGTTACCGAACTTGTAAACAAGCTCAATAAGGAAAGAGACAAAGTTGCTGCTGCCTATCCTGAAGCTGACCAAGAGAACAACAAGAAATTGGTAAAACTCCAGGAAAAAGAGAAGAAGGAAAAAGCTGAGAAGAAGGCTGCCAAAGAGAAAAAGGAAAAGAAAGGAAATGGCGGTAGAACAGCTACCAAATACGATTATCCTCTCATCGATGGCAGAGAAATGACTTCGGCTGAGAAGAAAAAATACCGTATGGAGCAAAGAAAACTTGCTTCAGGTAAGCCTCCTAAGGAGGAAAAGGAAACTAAGAAAAAGAAGGAAGAAAAGGTAAAAGAAAAACTGGCTTCCGATAAGAAAGATAAGAAGGCCAAAGACAAGAAGAAAAAGAAGGCCGCTAAAGAAGAAGATTAATAAGAGCACTTTTTACTTTTACTTATCATATTTTTGAGTATTCGTTAATAATGGTAGAAGGCCTGGCAATATAAAAATTGTTCAGGCCTTTTATTTTCTAATTAAGTCGAAAATGGAACAAGAAGTATATAAACCAAAACTTAGAATCACTACACTATCAGAGAATGGTACCCCATTATCCGATAGGTTGGTAGATGCCTATACCGAGATGAATTCAGGTCCAAAGGTACAGCATAACGGTCCCATAAGAGTAGAAGTAACTCTTACTAATAAACAAGATATTGATAACTTCAAAGAATACTTAGATAGGTTATCTGGTACATTGCCTGCTAAGGCACCTAATGTGGGCAGAGGAAGACCTGCAGGGTCTACAACTAAGGAATTGGAATCACCAAGGGAGGATATTCTTGCAGATGTAGAAAAAATGATTGAAGAGGGTAAAAGCCAACAAGATATTATTAAATATCTTAGGGGATTGGGATTTGTATTTATCCTTACTGAGGACTTTCTATTTCACTTTCCTGGATTTGAGTTCAATAAAAAGGATGTGGGAGAAGCAACCGACAATAAGCAATATCCAAATTCATTCTCTTGGATGGCAAGATGTATCAAACGAGCTAAGGACCCAAAAGCAGATAAATTTGACCCAATGGTAATCTTTGGTTTTAGCATTCTTGGGGGACCCTCGAAAAAGATTATCCCATATCTCTATAAGGAAAGGAAGAAACCATTAAGGGCCCAAGTTGGTAAAAACGTAATCTCTTTCTCTCAGGCAGAATTCACTAAACTTCCCAAGTATATGAGGGAAGACGAACGTATTAAGTTCTCTACAGAGCAAAGACAATTACTTCTCAATCCAGAAAAGAAGCCTTCTAAATTCTTTATGCGATGGGTAGATGATGCTATCTTCCCCGACTCAATCAAGGAAAAGATAGAGGAAATCAAGAACCGCTAACACTTACCTCAGTATTTATTAAAAGAGTATTTTATATAAAATAATTTTAGTATATTTGCATAAAGAAAATTTAATTATGGACAAGGAAACAAAAGACATCGTAAAGCTCATTGCTGGTATTCAGATTGAATCACTCAACTCAATCAAAGAGGACGTTAAAAATGGGAATGACATTGCCCAAGACTTAATCAAAAAACTCCTTCAGATTGAGGATGACGAAATAATTCGAGCACTAGATGAGCACATTGAATTATACGTGGAAATCGAGAATACTCCTCAACTGATAAATATGCTAAGTGAATACCAAATGCTGGTATGCTCTCACATATTGTTCAGAATGGAAGATGAATGGGTATATACTAATTTTCAGGGAGTACTTGGTACTTGGGCAATATTCCAGAGGGCAAATCCCAAATTCCACCCAGAACTAACACTTTTAAAATTTTAATATAGACATGGAAAAGAACGAATACTTAGAATCAGTAGAAATGAACACTGGAGTCGAAATGATTCCTTGCGAATCCTCTAATATTGAGGGCTTTGGTTATGACTCAAAGAAGAAACAACTTTGGGTTGCTTTTAAAGGTAATCGAGTTTATCGCTATGATGATGTACCTTACGAAATCTGCAACGGTTTACATCAAGCAGAATCAAAAGGTAAATACCTTGCAAAGAACATTAAAAATAAATTCGAAACTACAGGTTATGAACTCAGAAACTAAATTCATATTGGGCCTGGTAACCCTGGGGGCAGTGATTTACTTTATTGGTGAGAATAAAACTCATCCAGTAGAAGTGAGCACTGCTCCTTCTCGTTTTGAAAGTCCAATAACCAAGTTAATCTCTCTTCAAGATAGCATGGGTATTAAACCAAAAGAAGAGAAGAAGAAGCAATGGTATAAATATAGGGTAGAAATAGAAACGATTCCAGAAAATCAAATCTATAAGATTGAGAAATCTGGATACCAGCAATATGAAGTTTCTAGATTGGGTGAAACTTATTCTTATGTAACCTACGAATTTACCTCAGACAAGGTAATGACTACTCAAGAAGCCTATGACTTCGTAAAGAAATATCCTGAAAGATGTACAAGGGTACCAAATACATCACAAGATAACATTTACGATAAATATAACGAGGATTATGAAGATTACATAAATGACCCAGAGGATGAAATTAACTATCCTCCAGAAATCTTCGACTTCCTAGCCGATTAACCCGAGCAAATAGAAAATAATTCAAATAAAATTTTTCTATTTAAAATAAAGTTCTTATATTTGTATCAGAAAAAGAAATTAATCATTTTACTAACATTTTAAATATAGACATTATGAAAAAGAATGAAACAAAGGTTACTAACCTGGTTGCAACTAAGGTTGCCGAACAACTTGAAGGAATTAAAAATTCTAAGACTGCTAAGGCTTCTGCTCCTAAGGCCAAAAAGACTAAAAAGGAATTGGTACAAGATGCTCAAGAAGCTGCCACTAATTTTGCCAATGCCAAATTGGTAGAACTCTCTCCTAAAACCAAAACTTCCAAAAAGGAACAGGTTGTCAAGGAAGTTAAGGAACAACAAAAACCCTCCATCATCGAACAGGTAATTTCTAATCGGGAAGTTAAATACGTATACCCTGCCGATGTAGTTGATACACTTGCTCGGAAGAAATGGAGACAACAAACTCGAAACGAACTCCATCGATTGGAACTTGCAATGGCTCGTATCAAAGATACAAACTCTAAGGAATTCAAGGCTGCGGCTAAATCCTATGAGGACTTTAAAAAGAAGGTCCTCAAACCAGAACAAGTTGCATAAACCTTTATTAACCAGGTGCCCGGGATAATTACCTGGGCATCTCAATTCATACAAAATGGATTACACTATCTTCTCTGATAAAGAGATGCTTAAGCAGGACAAAGAACTTGTCGATTTACATAAGCGATGTTGTAAGTCCTATCTAATCCAACATTCACTTAAGCACTCCAAGATTAAGAAGTTCTTTATCGTTTACGATTGGTATATAAATACTGATAACGTAAGGAATTTCTTTTTCAGGCCTATAAACCTTTTCATTCAGGCATTGCTTTTAGGGCAACTTGATGAAATATCCGATTACATTAATCCTAACAAAAATGGAAAACGAAAAAAGAAACGAACCAGAAAAGTATAACGTACTTTACTGCAAAGGCAAATATCAGTATAAATCTAAATATCCCCAAATAGAAACTAAACATAAGGTTATCTATGCAGGGCCAGTAGAACCAATGGCACCCATCTGGGATAATGTATCAGATATATTAAGAAAATCTGATAGAATTTGTACTGAATCTCGAAGAGAATTAAAGAAGTTAGAGGAACGTTCACAGAATAACCTTTACTTCAAGAAAAATGGTATTACCCATATAATCGTATACAAATGTTTAGAGAAATAGTTAAAGACCTATATATAGGCAAATCGAAGTTAACCATAGAATGTAACCAAAAGGAAATACCCCAAACTACTCTGGTTCAGGATGTATTACAGAATACGGGGTTTACGGGTAATATGCCCGACTACGGTACCTATGGTAATTTCAAGGATGGGAAATTTGAGATTACTCCAATGATGCCTAAGCATTGCTTATTTATTACTGGAGTACCCAAAGGGGCAATCCTTGATAATTTCAGAGTTAGAAGAACATATTGGTCCTCTTATTATGAGGATGATGTAAGAGGGTACTTATTTCAAATTACAGATGAAAGTATACCTCGTTTAATAATCACAAACTAAATCTATATGGAAGCAATCGATTACGTAAAATTATTTAAGCTCGACCAAGAGAATTATGATTTTAAAAGGGAAGAGTTTATATCCGAATTAGGTAAAGAATTTCTAGATTATTGCCAAACCACTACAATTGGGGTAGATAAAAAGACTGGCAATATATACTACTACCGATTTAGGGAAATAGTTAAGAATTTCGAAACTAAATTCTGGGCAATCTCAGAACTTAAAATAGGAGAACCATTAACCCAGAAATTATGGAATGCCTTTTTCGCTACTCAGGTAGTTCCTTTAAGGCAAAGGTTATTCCCAAAGGTTCAGAAATTAATCGAAGAGCAAAAGGGGATAACCAATAACCGTAGTAAACAAGACAAAAAACCTACGAACCATAAAAAGGCAAACTATGGCAAGGGAAATCACAGACCTGTATGGGAATAAATTTAAGGTAGGAGATTATAAACTTTGCCTTAATATTCCCATCACTGGGAAAGGTAATTTAGTATTCACCAGGGACCTAATCTCTGGTGAACTTTTTAATTTATCAGTAAGTAAGAAAAAATATAAGGGATATTTCTATAACCTATCTTTGAATCTGTATGTAAGGTTCGATTTAGAGTATATGGGTTATGATGAAAGTTCCGATATCAGAAAATCTCATTTGTATGTCAGAAAAGGAAAATAAAATGGTAAGATTCCCAAGACCTATGGGGACTACTGCAATGGCATTAGAATATCAGAAGAACCCAAATGATGAACTTCTGATAAAGATACACAACTACATTATTAATCAATGGCTGATGGGTAATGGAGTATTATGTGGTATCACTTATGATATCAATACATTCTCATACCGTATGGGTATAGATATCAATTACATACGGGTATTTATGAGAGATAGGCTATTAAGCTCTAGAATATGGGATAAAGAAAAAGCAGAAGATTTACTTCAAGCGTTAATGGGAGAACAACTAGCATGGGCATTAGAAGACCGTATGGAAATAGCCCATCAGGTTAATATCCTAAGAGAATCTCAGGGAGGGAAATACGTACCGTTTATATCTGCCGAGCTGGGAAAGGCCCTTAAATTAAAGCTTGAATCCTCTACATCTCTGCAATCAATAGTACGTAACCTTACTGGAGGAAGTACTACAAATATCTTTGCTCAATTTAATCAACAGAACAACGTAACACAGCAAAATGCAATCACCGTTGAAGAGGCACGTCAAATCATATTGGAATCACAAAGGGTATTAGATAAACCAGAAGAGGCTAAACTATTGGAGGATAGGTATGACATTAAGTCTCTACCTGAAGTAGTTGCTACTAAACAAGAAGGAGTAGATACAAGTAAAGAGGGTCTTAACCTTAATAAAGCAGAGTTAATGCAAATTACTGATGATTATAAGGGAGCTATGTCTTCATTCTCTAAAGAACATCATGAACTACGTAGAGAAATCGAAATGCGTATAGACCCAGACGAAGAAGACCCAGAGTTATACCAATATGAAGACTTTGAGGAAGAAGAGAAAGAGGACGGCTCATTTGCATCTCAATTCCTCCGAAATAGTAAGCTTCCATAGTTATATCCGGATATTGCATATTTAAAAAGAAAGAATTATATTTGCATATCAATTTTAAAATAGACAAAAATATGGAACTACCAAAGACATCTTACAAAGAGACTCAGGTTAACAAGGTTAATCAGGGTACATACTTTAAATTAAAACCAACTGATACTGCTCCAGTATGGGTAAGAGACCCTTATGATAAATCATCTAAGACTTATGCTTGCCATAAGTATGATGACTCAAATCACGAAAAATTTCTCAAGGGAAAAAGGAAAATATACATTGACTTTACATTTTAATCACATGAACTTATTTAGACGAAAGAGATGCTGTAGTGAACTCATTGCTATTAAAAATGGCAACTTAGTATTCAAATTGAGTAATACTCATATCAATGCTGCTTATAATACTTTACAGGCAATAATGAGGAAATCTGGTATATTCGATGAGAATCTATATTTTGACTTGTACCGAGAATATAGAAGACATTATGCTATATACGACGTAGTACCATCGTTGCTAAGGTATAAGCTACCATTGATATTTTCAGGTAGATACCCAAAGAAACTATTTGATAATCAGTTTACCTTTGAGGAATTGATACCTAATGCTTTGGTATATCATAACTTACCAGAAAATTTCAGATTACCCGAAAGCTTAGAGAAAATCCTTTTAGAAGTCAAGAAAAGGGTATCTGCTTATATAGACCAAGATGGCATATCAGACCAGGGTTATAGGGATTTGGTTCGAACAAATTTCGTAAAACAATGGGATGTATTTAGAAAAGACCCATCTCTTATAGATTGCTATATGGATGCTCAATTGGGCATGCTATATATGTGGGCTAGAGTAGAAAATAAAACAATAGTAAAGAACATAATCGAAAGAACTCAAGATGAACTAGCTCAAGAGTTCTTATCTAAAAATGACGAATATGGGAAATAAAGAAAAGTTTGCCTTCAGAAATGTAAACATGTCTCAAGGTGTAGAGGTAGAATTTATTAAATTGCTTACCTCATTAGAGACTAAAAGTGATGAAGATATTATTAAAGCTTTTAAAGCTCAATTATCTTCTGGAGTATTAACTTGTCATGCAGAAATGTTATCTAGAACACCAAATCAGATAATATTTCAAACATCTCAATTCAGTAAACCCTATAAATTTTACAAAAACTGGGAATTATGGGTATTCTCTAATATCCTGGGTGTATGGACTCTAAATAGGTTTAGGATATGATTACAATGAAAAACCTCCAAGTAGAGGATATAAAAGATGAATGGTTATATAATGCCTTAACACAGGGCATCAAGGAATGTATAACTGCTCCAGTCCTAACTTTGGACCCAACAAAACCAGAACCCATTAAGAGGGCAGAAATGATATTAGAGAATTTCTCTCAGGAGGATTCTCCAGTAGTAGCTACTGTAATTGCTCCAGGCAATTTCATACAGATGATATTACCGAAACATGAGATACTTCTATCGGTAATGTTTATCTATAAAGAGAGAAATACCTATGTACAACTCATAATACAAAAACTTGCTTATGAACGAGAAAAGATTACCAAGACTAATGGTTCTGATAGTAGTATTGAAGGGTGAAAAGGTATATAAAATACCTCTCGAATCAGGAATAAAATTGGACCATCTAAAAGATTTCAATACACTGAGGAGAATCCTTGTCCCTTTAGTACAACTATATCATGGAGTAGGTTTTGATACTAGACTTACCTATGATGAATTTAGTATCTTCTTTAATGACTTACAACATTTGGGGTATGAACTGCTTCATGAATATCACTCGGGTATACAAGAATCAGTAGAAGCAAAACCTATCACTAAAAGTGACCAAGATGTTAGGGAAATACGAAATGGGTTACTTATCCCTCTTAAATCTCAGGAGTTATCGGAGATATTAGCTACTAAACTAAAGCAAGCCATACATGAAGTATTTGAAAACGAAAAGAAGAAAGGTGGACTAATGTACAAGGAACCCTCTTTAGAACCTATGGAGAGTTCAATTATAAAAGAGGCTTTATACTTGCTAACTCCCCAATTACCTTAATAATTGAAAGGCAGTCTAATCCACTGCCTTTCTTAGCGTATACACATCCTCAGCCTCCCTAAAAATAAAATAGATATATTTTTCTATAAAAATAAAAATGCTTATATTTGCATATCATTTTAAAAATAGACAAAAATATGAAAACGAACTCAGTAACTTACAATCAGGCAGACGAACTAACTAAGGTAGTTCGCAATTTCTTAGAAAAGAAATCTATATTTGAACTTGACTCTGATGAACAGGGTAATCTTCTTAATTTCCTAATGGGACTCTTAATCAAACTAAAGGATGATTACAAACTCAATTGCTTGGATATTAATCAGGTACAAATCTATGATACTACCTATTATTCTTTCATTTTCGAATCAACCATAACTGCCGATACTAATCCCTATAAGGGGCAATTAGCATCTGCTGCAGTTCAATTCATGAATGAATTTACCGATAACGATGGGAGGTTCATATCATTCAATCAACTCGATAGAAACAACTGGATTTTCCAACTTAATTTCTCAATCGCATGACAAAGTATAACGTTAGTCCATTAGTTGCTCGGGAGATAGAATTCTCCACTGGCCCTATCTTTGGTGGTAGCTGGTGCAGATACTTTATTTCAATTACCCTACACCAATGCTATATAGAAGCAACATGGAAGACCCGTCCTAAAAATGATTTAGATGGACACAAAGAAATCTTTAACTCTTTACAGGAGTATCTAGATTGGTTTGCTAATCTTAAGAAAACTTACGGGAGGAGAATATCCCGTAAACAAATGGTATATGTTGCATACGATGAAACAACTCGTACCTTCAGTTACAAACCATACGAGAATTGGGCTACCAGACGTTCTAAGGAGAAATTAAATAAGCCCAAGGAACCATTATTGGCCGATGAATTATATTAACAAAATCTTCTGGGAGGCACTCAAAACACCTCCCAGAACCTCTATATTTATAAAAATAAAAGTAATTATAGAAACAAGTTTAGAAATAATTTTGTATATTTGCAGTGAGAAATATTTCTCAAATAATTTTAATATAGACACGTTATGAAAGAATTAAAAAATTTAGAGGCCATCCGGGAACTGCTTGCTTCTCATCCCATTTATACTTATGATTACAGCGATGGTCTTTATATTAACAAGGAAGCTACCAATATCCAGGTTTACTCAATCGACTTAGAGGGTGAACCTTTTGCTGCTTATATCTCAGGATATATCATCACATATGCTTCAGAGGAAGTTCTCTTCGAAAATCTCCGGGAATTTATCCAAGACGATGAACAAGATGAGGACATGATATCCCAATATACCCATATCTACAATGATATCGAAAAATGGGAATCAGACCACAGGGAAACAGAAATCTTCCAACAACTTGCAGTATCAGAATTATTTAACCAACTAAATAAATAATCACTATGGTAAACTTATATAAATTACTCAACGTACTGGAACAGGGCATGTCTCTGTTCCAACTTAATAAATGGAAAACCGAAGGCATCTGGTATCCAATCACCCAATACAAAAAGGAATCAGATGAAATACAGGTAGTAACCAATTTATTTATTGCTGACCAGGAACAGTACCATATCCAACTATCGGGTAATTATCCAGAAGAATCCGATGACTGGAATAACTTTCTAGAGGAAAACCAATGGAAAATCTACCCATTACTTGCAAACATAATGCAGGTCTTCTTGCCCACAGGGAACTATCAGATTATGTATACCTTATATCCACAAGGATTCATATCAGTAATTGCTAAACCCATAAACAAATAACATTATGATTACCGAAGAACTTAAATATATACTAGACTCATTACCTTCAGGGGTACATGAACAAGTCAGGGAACTGGTAAAAACTTGGAAAACTGCCGATGGTCGAGTAAAAGAAATTTTTGAACTCTCAGAAGAAGAGGCCGATGAACTTCAACAAATTGCCGATGAAGCTAAGGGTAAACTATTTACCCTATTATTTGGCCCACTCTATCATCATTACGTATCTCAATATGTATTAGACCAGGACTATTTTGAAGAAGAGGAACAATTCATTGAGGACCTATTAAAATATTATAACCTATGACAGAATACATCAAAAACCAATTAATCAAACTATGCAACCATCCCGAATGGTTTAACGATATGATCATCTCATTGAATAACAATCCCGAAGAACCTCATACGGCTATTCGCAATTATTTATCCCATGTACAACTAAATGGATTACTAAAAAACACCGAAATAGTACATGTACCATTCAATGGAGATGAACCTAAACCGGGATTCTATTTCGAAATATCCAAAGATCCTAATATGTATCTCATACTTGGAATCCTGGATGAAAATGAACGCCCACGTACCGTACTATTAGTTAAACCAAAGTTTAACCCTCAACTCAACTAATATCATGGAACCAATCATAACAATAAATGGTTACCCAATCGGATGGGAATGGCTAGACAAAGTACCTCTAGAGGACTTTAACTGGCTAATCGAAATATTCTCTACCATGACAGATAATACTGATACTTATGACTTTGTAGGATATACAGATTCAGAAACCTTACTAGGTCATCAGAAGATATGCTCAGTAGACAAGATACCATTAGCTAACTTCCTAAACGAAGACCAAGGCTACGAATCCGGTATATCAATGTACGGTCACTATATAGCATGTAAATGCTTAGACATATCCTCAGAAAGAGAATACATGAATCAATATACCGATATCCGAATCCTAACTAATGAACTAGAGCCATGCTAACAAAAGGAAAATTCCTGGTATCTTTCGAGGTACCAGGTCACACTAAAGAATACACAGAGGGATTCACAGAGAAAATGGTAATCCCATACAGAACTGAGGAACTTAACCCATACCTAAGGTACCCCAACCAAGAGATAAACAACAACCACCTCCACTCCGAACACATCAGATTACAAATAAGAGAAATGTTACAAATCCCACTAAGAGATATAACCATAATCGATATAATATCACTACCATGAACATCATCTATCACATAATCCGAATAATCCTATCCGTAGGAACCATTCTAACCCTCATACGCAATGAGAAAATATACCAAGCCCACAAGCATACCCACCCAACAAACAAAATAAGGTATATCATCTCACAGCTAATAATCCTAACCCTATACACCTCATCACTAATCCTGGTATCCTACACATATAGGATTATACTAAGATACATATAATAATACTAAAAAATTATGAAATCACTAATCCCACTCATCGTAACGATCTGGCTCCTAATCCTAAATGAAGAAGCCTACCTAACAAAGAAATTCATCTACAGATCATAATCCCTTTAGTATATGCCTTCATACAGGTATACCTAATCGAATAAATACCCACAAGGTACCTGGAATAAATACCGGGTACCTCCCACACCACCCAACACAAAAACAAAACAAAATCATACTAACGCTAACTAAGGTACAATATCTACCTATCCCCTCTATAACTAATATACCATCTATTAATATAATAATACCTAATACATATATCAAGGACATATATCAAGGTACCTCGCTGGGGGTTTTGGGGATTTAGGCAAACAAGGCAAGTGATAACCCCTCTACTATACAAAGCCACTCAACTCACCATATAGCCACTATACCATATAGCTCTACTACACACTTTAAAGGCAAACTCAAAAAGGCCTAAAAAGGCAAATAAATCCGACCATTAATGGCCTCTAAATCCGATTGCCTTGAGTACCCTTTATATGTATTATATTATAGATTGCATTCAAGGTAATTCGAAGGTAGGGGATTATATAATACAGGTATATTATGTAGCTTCTATGTATGTAGGTAGTATAGCTTTAGTACATCGTCGATTAATGGCCATCACTAATTAGCCTTGATTACCTTC